TAATTACCTTACCGCTTAACACCTTTCCAAAGGTTGCCCACTTCGTATTTGTTGTCATTAACATCCAGTTGCTACCATCGGCAACAACTGAACTCACTACAATAGTTTTATCTATTGAGTCAACAACATTTTTGATATGGTCTTTAGTAGTTATTAAGCCCACGACATATAATTTTTATAAACACCTTTGAATGTAGGATAATCGGCATCTTTTACCGATTCGATATAGTTTTGAATTGCTTTGAATGTAAGAATCATTTTGTTGTAATCAATGCATAATGATGTGTAACTCATTGCGCTGGGCATATTAATAGTGCCTTCTGCCTGCGTGTTACCTTGAATAGTGTTGGTCTGGCTTTGCGTTCTAACGTAGTGAAAAAATACCCACTTAACCAACATTACCTTCATACCATCACTTGTAATCATTTCATCATCTATTTCCTTGACAAACGCTTCGTAAATGGTCACATACTTCGCAGTTTGTGGCACACCTGCAACAAGGTCTGCAATGAATAAATCATACAACTCAATGCCTAATAACTCATAAAGTAATTTTGCCTCATATAGCGTAATAAAAGTATCTAATTCTGCATCCGTAAATACATCCGTTGCTATTTTATTTTCGCCTATGAAATCGGAGGCAGATATTAGAATTCCCATATTATTTTACAAGACCTTTATTAGTTAATAATTCAGCAATGTTTTCAGATACAATTACTTTTTCACCTGCTTTTAAGCCTTTAAAATCCTTGATAACAACAACCTCAACTTCTTTTTTTGATTGCGTTACTTGTTTCGCTTCTGATTTCTTTTCAGAAGGAGCAGCAGCAGAGGTTTGTGCCTCCGCTACTACTTCTTTAGATTTTACTTTGCTCATTTAATTATGCAGTTTCTAATGCAGCAATATCAGTTGAAAAAGTACCCTTAACAAACGCTGTTCTATCGTTATTCTTGGTTACTAATGCACCTCTCCATTCTGCGATAATTGTACGCAAGTTTTTAGTCCAGTCATTACCATCAAGTCCCATATTGATAGTTACTGCATTCTTTTGATACATTGTTGACATATTAAAATTACCAACTAAATAAGTACCAGCAGTAACTAATGTGCTGCCAATCATCGGCACACCATCAAGTGTAAGTGTAGTTCCAATAAATATCAATCTGTCAATGTATCTTCTATCAGTAGCTGATACTTTGTACAACTTCAATTTAGTGATGTCACTTGGGTGCATCATAATTGCGTTAGGTGCTTCTTGGTTTGCAATTGCAATCTGGTTGATAGCAACTGTTAAAACATCGGCTTCGTTTGCATTGTCAACTGTTCCTGCGAAAGTTCCAGCAGCAAAAGCAGTAGCAACTGTTCTGATACCATTTAATGCAGGTGCAGTTCCATTACCAGAGTAAGCAGTATTCTCGATGTCTAACATCAACAAACGCATCAACTCATTGTTGATTTCTGATTGAATAAAATCAATATCATCTAACATTTCAGTTGATATTTTGATAAACGCTGTACGCTTAACCACCGCTTGTGAAGCAACTACTAAATCAAAATCAATTTGATTCTTTGTGTCACCTTCAGCAGTTCCACCAGCAGCACCATCTCTGTTTGCTTGGTAAACCCAAGAAATGATGTTTGAACTTGCAGCACCTTTGGCGAATAAATCCATTAAACGTAATTGTCTTGTAGCAATTAAATTTAAACCTGCAATACGTTGTTCAACTGGCACATTACCACCACTTATGTTAGTTGACTCTAACATAGTACCAGCAGCCTTAATTTCAAAGGTGATACCATTCTGTTCAGCCGATGCTTTGTTTAAGCCTTTTAATGCGTTTAATTTAGCTTTGTTTTCTTCAGTTGATAAAGAATCCTTAACGCTTGTAGCATTAGAAATCAAACTTCTTTCAGAATTGTTTTTGTTCAATTTCTCAATTGCCAAACCATACTCTTTTAAAGTTTTGTTCAATTGTACCATTTGCTCTTTTTGAGCAGATGCAATTTCTGATTTCAAAGATTCGATGTCTTCTTTGCTTGCGCTTTTAGCAACTGCATCTTCTAATGCTTTTCTTGCTTCTTCGTTATACTCGTTGTACAACTTTGCCATTTCTTCTGCTTCTTGATTTGCAAAAGATATGGTGTTTAATCCTTTTGTTTCAAGGAATAATTCAAATTTGGTCTTCATTTTTAAATGTTTTTTGTGAGATTAATAAAAAATTGTTTTTGTTTTTGTTTACTTTTTTGTAGTGATAACTCGGCTACGTTTGTTTGCGTGTTTATTAACGGCGCAATATTTTTGCTTGGCATTCCACACGATGAGCAGTAATTACCACCCATTTCATTGCCACAACTTGCACATTCTTTAGTTTGTTCTTCAATATTTGGATTCTGAAGCAATGGTGTAGCATCATTGCTACCCTTTACTACCATACTACCCTCATCTCTTATCTTTAATTCCAAAACTGCCCAAAAGTAACCTGCCATATCAGCATCTGCTTTGTTGGCAATCATTTTATAGTACTTATCCCAATTTGCTTTTTCAACCTTATACTCTGGTCTTTTATCATCAATGCAGGTTACAAATGTTACATATTGCATCCTTATGCTATTCTGAACTGGTCTATTATTATCAATAATATCTTCAATGCTTTCGCTCTCTACTAACGCATCTTTACTTATCTTGAATATCAAACATTCAGCATTGCCACTATATTCTTTACCTAATGTTGAAAATGGTAATTCAGTTACCATCATTTCAACATCTGATTGCCAAGCTATGATAGTGTCAACACTTATGTTGTGGTCTTTGCAATAAAGTATTTTGCCTTGTTGTTCTTGAACTGTTTTTTTGAAGCAGCCATTAATATGCACATCCCCGTGAGAATCTAAATAGTTAGTAGTGCTAATTACTGGATAAATATAACCATCTTCAATAGTTAATTCTTTAGTAGTAGCATCCTTTATTTTGATTGATGACTTCGATATGTGATTACGTTCGTGACTAAATATTATCTCGGCTTTTTTTAATGCCTTGATTCTAACCTCATCATTCTTAATAGCATCAAATAACTCTGCTTTAGAACTAAATTCTTTATTTGGAAAGTATATTGATGTTATCATTTATTTACAATATTTTGTTTTTTTAATGCAGTTTTAGCCTTTATTTCTTCTAATTCCTTTTTTGATTTCGTTTTTCCCATCGTACAAAAGTATTTAATAATTATTGATTAATGCAAATTTATTTTTTTTGTTATGCAGGTTGATTAAATGAACTTACTGCTTGCGCTCCAACTTTAGGTAAATCACTATGTCCTAAACCAACTAATTCTCTTATCTCATCTTCAGTCAACTGCCCAATCACTTGTGTAGCTAATAATGGACTCATTCCACTTAACGCTTCAAGTGTTGCATTAGGTTGCTCAAGTTTTGGCATACCCAACATTTCTGCTGCTGTACTTGCCGATATAATACCTTTATCCTTCAACAATGCTATTCTATCAGCCTCTTCTTTATTATTGCTTTGCAGGCATTTTACACCGCTAAAATCTTGGCGCATTCTAACATTTTCAAAAGGAAAGTGATTCTTGCATAGGAAGCCAGTTAATGCCTCACTTAATTTATCACTTAAAGGTATAATGCAATTGGTATACATTGCCTTTTCAGCCTCTACCCTATTGTTATAGGTCTTATTTTCGGGGTCATTTAATAGTGATGAGTCAAGACCTAAAACATTGCATAATGTTCTGGTTGTTACAACACCTTTTTCAAGTAGTTGCATATCGGCACTACTCATACCTAATTGAATGTAACCTAAATCTTTATTGGTCGCTACTACCTTGCCAAAGTTATTAGCACCACCTATCTTATCACGCAGGGCAGAGTCAATCAAATCAAATTCATCTTGAGTCATTGGTAATTGACTCTTATCAGTAATGAAACCACTTGCACCCTTGTTGCCCAATATCGATGCATCAGCTATCCAACGCTCATTACCTACTTGAACTACGTTAGCAGCTACTTGAATAGGACTTAAACCATAAACAAAATTAGTTAGGTTTGGATTGAAAAACTTAATATGCTTTAAATTATCATTAGTGTATAAGCCTTGTGATGAACCAAAAGTAAATTGGTATTCAAGTTGTGGCATAAAGAATGAAGAATTTTGATTAAATATTGTTACTGATTGACTTGGCAATATGTCAACCTCTTCAATTAATGAAGAATTGAATTGCGTGTTACCTATTAAATAGGTGTTGCCAGTAATCAATAAGTAAAGCAATATTTGCTCTTCGATATCATCCCAAGTGTACGCTTTTGCCATATTAGGAGCAGCCATTAACTCGTGCAATGTAGTGTCTTTTAACTCCTTATAGTTGCCATTTGACTGCTTCTTTTCAATTATCCACGGAATAGATTTGCTTATGTCAACTATTTTTTTAACAATAGAATAAACATCAACATTTTGCGAATAGCCTTGACTTATTTGTGAAGATATATTATTGTTAAAATTAAATGGCATAAATCCACTAAAGGTGCTAAAAAGATTAGCAGGGTGATGGTCTGCGAGGTTGCCACCTAAACTTTTTATGATAAAATTTCTTGCATTTTTAACAAATCCCATTTTTTTAATATTAATATTCGATACAAATGTAATTATTTTTATTTACTAATTAATAAAGCAGATTGTGTTAAATAGTCAAAAGCATATCTTAATGGGTCAATTTGATGATTGTAGGCATCTATTGGAACTTGTGACCTCTTATCGTGCCAAATGTAATTACGCAACTCATTGATGAGGTTAAGGCTATTTGCATCAACTATTATTTCGTAATCTTGAATTCTTTTGATGCCATTTCTCACACTATCAGCACCTTTTTTTGCTGGGTAGATGTTTAATCCTCTTTGCCTTATGTCATTTATCGTTCTTGGGTCGGCAGAATCGGCAATAACAACACTCTTTAATGGGTTTAATCTATTGTTTAAGATGTCTATTAACTGCTCTGTGCTATTGCCAGTTTTATAAAGTATTTCAGTTGCATAAATTATCTTTCGCTTCTTGTCAATTGCTATTTTAATCAATGAATCTGGGTCATTACTGAACCCGAAATCCAAACCATAAACGTGCGGTAAACTATCATCGAATGTGCCAATGTCCCAATTCTGAAAAATTGCGCCTTGCAATGTGCCTACTTCACCATCAATGTACACTTTGCACCAGTTGTGCCAATATTCATTCTTGATGTTCTTTGCATCTGTTTTATCACCAAACGGATTGTGATAAGCCTTGCCTAACTTTATATTTAACTCCGAAAGTATTTCTTGTGGGCAGGCTTCATTGTCTTTGTAAGTTAGCAATAGAAACTCTGAATCCGCTTCAGTCAATATCTCATCGTGAACCCAAAATTGTCGGTCTGGGTTGTAATCAATCCAAATGGTGTTACTTCTGGTAATCAATGCATCAGCAATGTCATAGTCAATGTGGTTTGCCTCATTTAAGAATAACACATCACGCTTGCCTGCTGCTTTGGCTTTACCTACTGAATCAAACGCAGTAAACTGAACTATTGCACCATTTGAGAACTTATACTCCATAGGATTGCTTCGCCAATGGTCTTCAATCCACCTATTTGTATCAAACATCGTGTCTTGGAATATCTTTACTGCTCCATTTCTTACTGCTGGAATACTTTCAGCTACTACTGTGATGAGGTGTCTTGGGTTTTTAGTTGCATAATCAATGGCAGCAACTGGTATTATGCCATAGGTCTTGCCTGCACTTGTACCACCTTGTATGACACGCTTTCGTGCTTTCATTGCCAATAGTTTGTTTATGGCAGTAGTCCTTTGAAACATAGTTAATTAAACAATGGTTGCTCACCTACCACCTTTACTTCACTTTTCGCAGGTGCATAATCACCACCCATCTTGTTTAGTTCAGCTATGGCTGCTCTTCTTTCCCCAAACGATGGTTTGACTAATAAAGTTACTATCCCACTTGGAGTGCTTACTTCTTCTTCAATGCTTAACTCTCCTCTTAATATTTTAGTCAACATTTGCATACGTTCTGCTGCATCGGCAATTGAACCATCTGCAATAACTTGAGCAGCCTTTTCATTTGCCATTGCAACTATCTTTTTGTTTTCTGATTGCAGTTCTAAAATGTAAGACTTAATTTTATCCGTTTTAAGCAATCTTGATGATGCTGCCTTACTTGTACTTTGTTTAGCAATAGTAAATGCAATAGAATAAGAATCTGTAGCGTTTTTACCACTAACAAATAACTTGCAGAACTCTTTTTGTTTCTCGGTTAACATTTAGTAATATATTGGTTAACAATTGTTCACAAAGATAAGAATTATTTTAATAACATAAGAATAAGTGATTGAAACTCTGGTAGTGAACGAATGATGTGATATTGAAATCCATTGCTCCTAACTAATGCTTCCCACTCACGTTGCCCTGCTGATTGCACACCATCAGATGTTTTGAACTCAATCATAAACGCAGTTGATTGGTAGTAAAGCACCATATCACTTCTGCCAGCTATTAGACCTTTAGCCTTATTTCTTGCACCATCAATTTTGTTCTTGCTATTGTTGAGGTTATAGCATAGCAAACCTCTGTGTTGTGGATAGGTATTGTGAAACCAAACGTAACAATCTTGATGTAACTTATCTTCTGAACACATTGAATCTATCTCTATTAAAATGTAACCAACCTTTTTTATATCCCATTAGACCTACAAATTCCATTGCATCATCAATATTAGTCATTTGATGCAATATGTATGCTGGTTTAACAAGACCAGCCTTGCACATAGCTACTCTCTCTATATTATTTCTTTTCATTGCCAAAGAATTTAATTTTGGCTTTGGCAAAAGTACTAATTCTGCCATTTCATTTTGCGTTCTTGTTTTCGGTTTGTAAATATAACCACAAAATTTACATTCAACTGAACGTGCAGGAATAAGTGCCTCACAATTCTTGCAGGATTTCATTAACTCTGCTTTCTTATTTTCTTTTTCCTTTTTTTCTAAACTCCAGTATCTATTCTGCTCCCAATAACCGTGCCTTGAAATATTGTTTCCAAAGTCAAGAATTGTAAACTTATTTTTTGTTGGTGTTACTCGGCTGCCTCTTCCACACATTTGCAAAAATAATGGTAGTGATGTTGTCGCTCGGTAAAGGATAACTACTTCGATGTCGGGTTGGTCATATCCAGCGTTAAGAATTCCGCAATTGCAAATTACTGCATTAGGTGTGTTTCCAAACCACTCAAGAATACTAATGCGCTCATTGTCTGGTGTAGTACCATCAATATGCTTTGCTTTGATGCCATTGCTTTGAAATTGAAAGCAAACCTGCTTTGAAGAATTAACATTTGATGCAAAAACAATAGCTTTTTTATTGGGTGTAAGCCTCTTATAATTAGCAACAACACCTTCATAAGTTTTGTTTTCTTCATAATACTTTTCAGTATCGTAGTCATCACCTTTTTTCTTCAAGTTCTTCATATCAATATTGACTCCGTAAGTGATGCTATCGGAAAGGTAACCATCTCTGATGAGGTCTGGTGTGTCTACATTTTGAATCATAGCATTGTAGAAATTAGATAATGAATTCTGCTTTCCTTTTCGATATGGTGTTGCAGTAGCACCTATTACATAAGTTTGTGGCGAAAAGTAAGGTAGCAATTTAGTGAAACTCTCAAGGTGTGCCTCATCAATAATAATCAATGTTCTTGATTGCAAAAAAAGTAGGTAATCTTCTATTCTTCTATTGAATGTTTCAACCATCGAAACGTGAAGAGATAGTGAAAGGTCTGGTGTTGAATTGGCAGTAATTAACTCTGGTGTTAATCCAAAGTTTGCGAAAGTTTTTGAGGATTGCTTTAGCAGTTCTGTTCGATGCGTAAAAATTAGCACCCTGCCACCTTTTTCGATTGCATTTTTAACGATGTAAGTAAACATAACAGTTTTTCCGCTTCCAGTTGGAGAGCATAGTATTACTCTCTTTTTGCCATTAATAAATGATTGTTTAATGTTTGCAACCAATGTCTGTTGGTAATCTCTTAATTGTATCATACGAATTTTGGTTTTTCTTCAGTTCTTAAATCCTCCCACATTTTAGCTTCATTTTCGATGGTAAACCATCTGCCTATTGGTGTTGAATTACCTTCGGAATAGTTGTAGTCATAAAATGTGCAATAGTTTTCAAGCCATTGTTTGAACTTTTTTTGGGATAACCACTTCTTAAAATCTTGATACTCCTCAAGAAATTCGTTATACTTTTCTCTCTTGGAAAGCCTATCGTTAAAGCTAAATATTTCGTGTGTTTTAGTCCATTCGTAGAATTCAAATGATGTGTTCTTGATGAATTTGCGTGTGTGAATGTTGCCAAATTCAGCACTTACTAAACCTTTGTTGAGGTAATATTGCGCACATTGTATCATATAATTATCGAATCTGCTCCACTCATCATCATCCCACTCATCGAATAATAGTTTGCCAAACTTCATCAATGGTGTGTTGCCTGCATTAAAGTAATCAGATAGTTCTACTTCAAACTTTCTGCGTTCAAAACTTCCTCCAACACCGCCTACAGTATAGTTAGTAGTAATGATAATCTTTGGTGACTTCTGTACTGGCAATTTGATTGCATCCTGCCCTTTGTATTCAATAGTTATTCCTTCAGTAATCAAAGAAAATAACCTCTCAAAATCAAAGTTCTTTTTAACATCATCAAATACCAATAATTGACAATCCGTGCTTACTGTTTGGTAAGGGAAAGATTTGTTAAAATCAAATGTTTTACCATCAATACTGCTCACCTTTTTCAAGTGACTTAAAGCATTGCAAAATAAGCCTTTACCGCTTCCTCCGTTTGGGTTTTCGCTTATTACACTATCGTTCAAAATTACTGCCTTATTATTGGCAGATGTCTTGAAGCTATGCATAAGGTAGCCTATAACTGATTTAAAGGTGTTATACTTCTGCTTATTCTCTCCAGCAATATACCAGATAAAACTTCTATATTCACTATTGTGATGGTCTTTAATTGCAAAATCTCTATCAATGATTTGATTCTTCCAAACGTAACCATCAACATCAAGGTAGTCAATAGTTTCAAAGCTATCTTTAGTAATTTTAACAACACAATTTTTGTAGTAAAGAAATATCTCATCCTGCGTGTCCTCTTTAATTTTGATGTTAGCACTTGCAAGCAATCCAAGAAAATCAATATTAAATGCTTTGGTTGAAGATGCCATTGAATCATAAGGTGAATACCCAATATCTTTGCGTTCCATTAAATTATTAAGCACATAATCTTTTATTCTTTTTTCATTAGTTTCTTCAACTTGGTTTTGGTCAATTTGAATGAAGGTAAATGTCTTGCTTTCGGTTGGAAAGAATTTGCTAAAGTTATTGTTCTCCAGCCAAAATTTATACTTATGAGGAGAAAGTTTAAATTTGCCTTTGTCATCAAATGACCAGTAATCTTCAACATCAATATTCTCTCTTATGGTTTCTGATGCCTCATTAATTTTTTGGGGGTCAACATCTGGCAAAAGTTTAATTATTTCTTTTGCAGATTTTCCCTGCCTAACTTGCTTTTCAATTTTAAATTTAATTGCATTGTCCTCAAAGAATCGTGTGCCGTGAACTTCAGATTTCTTGTAAGCAGATTTGCATAAGGTTTCAATTTCAGATAAGGTAAAGTCACTTTCTTGAAATTCATTCAGCACATTCAATGCTTCGTGTTTGTCAATGCCAAAGCAATTCAATGCCATAGCTAACTTGAAAAGGTTTGTGTTTCTACTCCCTTTAGTGTTGCCATATTTCTTCTTCCACCAAGTAAGTAAATTTGAAATTATTCGGTTATCAGAATTGATTGCAAAAATTGGTGTGATAGTTCCTATGTCGCTATACTCTGGCTCTTCAACTTCGTTATAGATTAATGCATTTGGGTTAATGTAGATGTTAGGGTCATAGCTTTCGTAGCATAGCCTACTAATATTACTACTACTAACATCGAAATAATCTGAATCAAAATAGTTCTTTAAGGAATCAAAATAACCTTTGTAGTTTGATGCCCCATCCAAAGGTATCTTAATTATCAATTTAAAGCCATTTCCACGAGGAGAAACAAACATTGCGAACACATACTCATTATCACGCAAAGAATCCATTAGCGCAATCATTTCAGCCTTGTCTTTGAACTTATCAAAATCTAATGGCATCAAGCCGCTAAATTGCTTTATTCCCTTATCGTTTCGTTCTTTGAAAACACCTTGAAAATTGATTGCAGGCAATTCTTTTTTTAGTAATTGCTGTTTTTCCTCATCAGTTTCTTCTTGAATCTTTTCAATTAGCTTTTGTGACTTACCAGACCTTATTCGCTCAAAGACATAATTAACATCACGCTGAAAGCCATTGGTAACCTCTTTTAGAGATTTGTATATTGTTACTATCATAATATTAGAAAACAAAACCATCTCTTACAAGGGATACAGCCAAGTAAGTAGATGGTTTGTTGTTGGCATTACTGCCAATATTATTAATTAGAATCTGTATCATTCTATTATTATTAAATTCGGTTTGCAAATATAAAGATAAACATTGAAATAAAAAAATAAAACACATAGCAACAATCCGCAACAAGTTGAATGCTCAATGTGTGCTTACTCCTATGCAGATTGCAACACTTTACCACATTGAAAACCAAAAAAAATAAAAAATAATATTTTATCATTTTTTTATATTCTATATTATAAATAATTTGCCTCTCAATGTGTTGCAGCGTTGCGGAGTAGTCATAATAATGCCCATAGCTATTTTACTGGCTATGGGCAATTGTTATTTACTTAATCTGCAAGTTATGATGTGTTGCTATGCTGCATCCAGTAACCTCAACACCATCCTTTAATGCTGCTTTAATAGCTGCCTTATCTGCTTGTTCGGTTACTTTAACAACCTTAAATGCAGCAGGCAGTTTGTTGACATCATCCACCTCAACTGTTTCCGATTTTCTAAAGTTAATCTTTACCAATGGTGTTTTAATCTCATCAATCTGGAATGTGTCCATTGCGTGTTTTATGCGCTCCTTTAGATATTCACTTGCTTTCTCACGTTGCTTCTTTGCTGCCTGCAACCTCTTTATTTCAGCATCAATAATGTCCACATCTGCATCCATTTGCTTTATAACAAACGAATAAGCAACTGATTTGTTTTGCAGTTGTTCTTCTGTGATTGCTAACTGTTCACTTAACTCTGATGTTAATTCACCATCGTTGTCAATTAACTGCTCTGCTAATTGATTGTAGCTTTGTTCAATTTGATAGATTGTTAGTTTCATTATTCTGCGGGTGTTAACTTGTTTTTCATATCATCTTTGGCAGCTAAAACACGCAAATCAGTTTTTTGGTTAAGGGTTAATTTCTTCCAAACCGCTTTGATTTCATCTAACGAAACGCACACTTGAATGTCATTAATGATTTCATCAATAGTTGTGTCAACTTCGATGTGAGTAACTTCTTCAGTAGTTACTACTTGCATTTCTTCCGGAACATAAACTGGTCCACTAAAGATGTCCGGACAATACCATTTCACTCCATTGCTTATAGCCCTTGCGAATAACATATTTTTAGGAAACTTATCAATGTTTTTAGTTAGTGCTTTCCTTGCATCTTCAATAGTGAATGTGCTATTACCAATCTTTGTGTTACCTTGATAGAAATCAATGCTGCAAACCTTTTCAGATGCTTCAATAACTCGATAGTCATACTTGCCACTACCTTTTAATCTTGATGCTATAAGACCAGCACCGATTGTTGGCTTTCCTTGAATGATGTGAATGCCAGTCATAGCAGCAAATGGAGGTATTCCGATTTCTTGCCCTGCTTGAATCTTAACTATTGCTTGCGCTGCACTCTTTGTGTCTGCAAACATTCCACTCTCTGCGAATGCTTTCGCCAAATTCATAAGTTCTGAAATTGGCAACTGTTGTACGATTGAAACTTGTGTGTTCATTGTTAGTTGTTTTTAAGGGTTATTAAAATGGTAAATCATCATTACTTATTGGTACGCTTGGCTTTGAATACTCCACTTGTGAATCTTCAGTTTGCGTAAATGGGTTAGCATCAACTTTCCAACAAACTATGGTATTAAATACCTTAACTTCACCTTGTGGTGATGTCCACTCGCGCCCACGAATGTTGATGTGCGCCTCAATGTCTTGACCAACTTTCAAGTCATCACCTAATGAGCAGGCTTTTTGTTGTAATTCGATTGATACTATTTGCGGATAAGTGTCTGCTGTGGTGAGTATTAATTCCCTCTTTGAGAACTTACCATCACTAACTGTTTGCGTTGCGCCTATGCGCTTGATTTGTCCTTTGATTGTCATTGTGTTTGTTTATTGATTGTGATTATTAACTTTTGGTTTGTATAAAAATTGATCTAATATTACCTCTACGAATGATGGGTTAGTGATTATGTCCTTACCACCTATCTCCAACTCCCAGTTGTCGCATTCTCTTGCAAGTCCGCATAGCTTCATAATCCAGTCGGCTTCCTTAAGTTCAAAGGTAGCTTCGATTTGTCCGTCAACATCCCAAACGTAGAATGTTTTGCTGTCGCTTTCATACTCGATGCGCATTTGGCTTCCATCGATTTTCCAAGTTGTTACACTTGTAATTGTTTTTGTGATGTTTTGGTGTGGTTTCATTTTTAAGATAGATTTTGAATTAGTTCTGTGTAAAATTCGTGTGAGAAATCAAGTATTTTTTTTGTGTCGGAGTCAATAATATCGGTTACCATATAACCTGCATTGATTCCGCATTCTTGGTCTGCATCCTCCCACTCAAATGTGATGGTGAGGTTGATAGTTTTAGTTTTTGGCATTGTGTGTGTTTTGTTAGATTAATAATGTTTGACAAATGTAGTTATATTAATTTAACCTACAAATTTATTTTATCCTTTTAACAAATTTTAACATATCTCTTCGCAAGGTTATAAACTTTAAAATGTTGCGGCTTCCAGTTAGCAACACGATTTCGGAGGATATTTTTCACTTGCTCTTGAGTCATAAAACACTTTTCACCAATGGTTACAAATGGGCCTTTACCGGCATTGCGGCCATAGGTTTGCACTCTTGCAATGTTGATGACTTTAATTGCATTGTAAATTTCTTGTAGTTGTTCGGGTGTTGGTTTATTCATAATTCAGACATTATTAATATTTGATTTGTATTTTCTTTTTTTGCTTTTCTAATAGCCATATAAATGTTATTCGCTAATCTTTGCTTGAAATCCTTTGCACTTTCAACTGATGCAAAATCTTCACTCCAGTCCTCCGCAAGTTTTGATTTGTTTTTCAACCTCTCAACTATGGCTGAAATTATCTTTGTAATTTCGTGCGGTTTCATTTTGCTTACCATAGCACACTCGATTGTGTTTAAGCCACTATTATAATTCAACCACACCTCCCAATGTTCTTGGGTTATCGTTGCAGGCTTTGGAACGTGAACGTAACTATCACAAATCACTCTTGCCATCTTTCTTTTAGGCTTTTCCATTTTGCAGTTGAAATTTAAGTAAGACAAGCGCAGAATGTATGGCTTCAGCATTGCCACCTTTATACTTTAGAATTGCGCCTCGTTTCGGAAAGTAGGCATTCGGGTTAGGTCTATAACCGAAGAGTAAGCGTTGGATTAGTTGTTTCATTTTGTGTTTTTTAGATTA